CGAAATAGAGGAAAGGGTTGTATCCCTACTTACTATTTTCGGACTTGACCAGCCTATAGAGTCTATGTACGAACTGATTCCGTTTAGCTTTATCCTCGATTGGTTCTTTTCGATCGGGGACTTATTGCAGTCTTGGTTTAAGTCCTCGGGTCTATCTGTTCTTACCTCCTGGGTTTCGTTAGACTATGTCTACACCCGGACTGAGAAGCTGACTAGCTTCACCCTTCGGGGTGCAACAAGCAGGTTTGTTTTCAATCTTAAAGAGGTTACACTTGGATCCAGTCACCAAACGGTTCACTGTAAAAGGCGTCTGCCTAATCCAGCGATACCATTACTCCCTCGCTGTGACGTTAAACTGTCATTAGCAAAAATCATCGACCTTGGAATGATTGGCCGCGCCTTAACGGGCGGTAATCTAACCGAAGTGACAAAAAGGAGCTTACAACATGCTTGAGAATACTTTGACTCTCAGCCTGCCGAATGGTGGGACCCCTGTGAACTGCGTCATTACCCGTATTGACGTATTAAACAACCGTTCGATGTACCACGAACCTACGCACAGTACTACCATGCGTAAAACTGTGGGATTCTATCGAACTCCGTCAAAACGATCTGGAAACTTTCTTGGCGTAGCTAAGAGTGCGGCGAAGTCCACAGTGGACATTTCCGTACTCGACGCCGTTGGTAACCAGGTTGTATCACCGATGATTGGCGAGATTTCTTTGTCAATCCCAATCGGTGCTACGGAAGCAGCTATTGATACGCTGCTGGATCGGCTTGATGCCCTTGTCTCTCGTCGCGATGTTATTAAGCGACAGGTGATGGGTCCAGAAATTTGAACCTGGTAATCACCTTCTTAGCCCTCTGGGCTAAGATCAAAATTGAGATAGGGGTTAGATATGAAAGATATCAAGGCCGTCGACGGCAAAAAGAAAACCGTCAAACTCACCAAGAGTGATCTTGCCGTGAGTGTCCCTAAGGACTTTGTATTTCTCCTTATGGATAAAATTGTGGATGAATTGTCTACTGAACCTCTCGTAAGTGGAGATGCAGCGATCCTCAGCCACCCCGACATTGATTTGTCTGAGGTAAAGAAGGCTGTACGGAAACGCGACCTCCGGCTCTTATTAGAGGCCACGTCGACGCTAGATGCACGAAGTATATCTTCTAGTTGGCATAATAGGCCTGAAATTGCTTTTGGCCTATACCAGATTCACGCTCTCTTAAAGAAGTACCCGTTAACCGGGGACGACTGCCAGCGGGCTGCGTATACTCAGTTTGTTTACTTTGAAAAACATTGTAAACGTTTCAATACTGAGAACTACAAAGCCATATTAGCATTGAACGAGAAACATCCCGATTACCTTGGGATTATCGAAGAAATTCGTGCTGATATAAAACGTTGTATTGGGGGTGAGCCGCACATCGAAGGCATGTTTGACAATGCCAAACATGGGCCGGGTAGTGCTATTGGTTCTGACGAGGGGCACGTGACCAGTTTTTTCAAATGGTCTGATGTTCCCTATACCGTCTCGCCAAAGGCCTTACCTCTAGCCCGTGAGGCAATTGCATCCGATCCACGTTGGATCGGGGCACTTCTAGACCTTTACCGTACCCGCCATTTCATACCGATGCATGCACCGATTAGAATGGCTGAGTTTTGGGATTGGTTATTTGAGGTGTGCGATTATTGCCGCTATTCCACCGTACCAAAATCGGCGGTCACAGACCGATCGATTGGCATTGAGCCAAAGTTGAACGTTTACCTCCAGTTAGGTGTTGACGGCCTTATTCGTAAGGCTCTGAAATATCGCTGGGGGATAGATCTCAACACACAGTTTTTAAATCAGAAGCTAGCTATGGAGTCATCTGCATCCGATGAGGATGCTACGATTGACCTTCGCGGCGCTTCTGATTGTGTCTCTCTTATGGCGTGTTATTTGTTGTTGCCAGAGAGTTGGTTAGCCCTATTACTCGATCTCCGGTCTGAGAATATCCAGATCGGCGAAAGGTATGCGGGTTGTAAAACAACCTTACCCCTATCCAAAATATCGGCTATGGGGAACGGTTTTACCTTTGTCCTCGAATCTTTGATTTTTGCAGCAATCGCTCGCGCGACTATGCGAAGAAAGAAGATAAAGGGTAATCTAGCTATTTTTGGGGATGATATCATTGTCCCTAAGGAAGCAGCGCCTTTTCTTATTGATCTCCTTAATTTGTTTGGATTTGAGATTAATGTCGATAAGACATTTGTTGAAGGTCCTTTCAGGGAATCATGTGGCGTAGATTGCCTCAATGGTACTAACATCCGTCCCTTCTTTTTAAAGAAGCCGATCGAGACAGTTATGGACATTTGGTACGTTCATAACAGTTTGTTTGTACTCGAGCGGCGCCTCCCTGAACTCTGGGAGGTTTCCTTTGCGAAGAC